AAGGCTATATGCAGATTATATCATTTAGGTGATGAACAATTATGGATTGATACACAATTAACTGAACTACAAAAATATACAGATAGAAATATTATTGTTCGAAAGAAAGATACAAAAATACCATTGCAAAAACAATTACAAAATTGCCATGCTGTGGTAACTCATCAATCTACCGCTGCCATTGAAGCAATATTAAATGGTGTACCTAGTTTTTGTGATGAAGTATCAGCTGCTAATGAAGTATCAGAAAGTCTATATGAAAATATAGAAAGTCCACATTATCCAGATGATGATTTAATTAAACAATGGACAGATAGTTTACTTGCAGTACAATTTACAGGTGATGAATTTAAAGATGGTACAGCTTACCATACAGCAACAAGATTACAAACATGATTATATGCCACGAAATGAAATGGGGAGATTGTTTATCTCATCAAATCTGGCCTTATGTAAAAGAGGGTTGGAAAGATGAAGATAGAAACATACATTTTTTTTGGGGGCTAGGTGGTGCAAATACATCACTAATAAGAGAATGTATTAATAAAAAAGAAGAATGGTGGTATGTAGATGTAGGTTATTTTACTGAACAAATTACAAGATACCCTACACCAGCAATACATGATAAAGATAAAACATACTTTAGAATAGTAAGAGGTGGTATTCACACAGGTGGTGGCAAAGCTGCACCTGCTGGTGAAAGATTATTAGAATTAGAAAAGAAAGGTATTGTAGATACCTTTAAAGGGTGGTCAAAAAGTAGAAATAAAATTTTAGTTTGTCCATCATCACAAACAGTTACTTTTCACATTAATGGTATATCACAACAAGAGTGGATAGACCAAGTTGTTGCACAACTAAAAGAATATACAGACAGAGAAATAGTGGTAAGAAATAAACCACGACCTGGCAATCAATGGTGGAATACAGATATTAAAGATGATTTACAAGACGCTCATGCTTTAGTAACAAATATGTCATTGTCAGCCATTGACGCAATTTTAAATATGGTACCAGCATTTACTCATCAAAGAAATGTTGCCTCACAGGTAACAAGTAGAGATATAAGTAAGATAGAGAAACCATTTAAACCAGGTAAAATGACAATGAGAGATTGGATGAAGTTTGTCGCTGAACACCAATTCACTTTAAACGAAATAGGAAGTGGAGTTGCATATGAAACTCTTAAAAGACAATATGAAGATAAGATACTATAAAGATTTAAAAGGTGCAAGATGGCTAGGTTTTGGACTTGCTATGATAAGTGTTTATATTTTATCGAGTGCCAACATTGCGACACAATGGGTTGGTTGGTCTTTTAGTATTATCGCCTGTGTCATGTGGGTGTACTTTGGTTGGAAAGATAAAGACTGGCCAAGAATGTTAATGGAATTTATGTATTTAATAATGAGTATGAGGGCGGTATACAATTGGTTGATTATATGACAAATCTAAAAGGACCTTTTAAGAACTTTGCTTGTGTCTGTTATGGTAACAAGTATTCTTTAGAGTATGTTCAAAAACTGTACAATATGGTACAGAGAAACACCACATATTTACATAACTTTTATTGTTTTACAGATAATGTAAAAGCTCACAAAATTTTAGAAGGCCATATAAATGTAAGACAATTTCCTTTACATGATTTACAAGGTTGGTGGAATAAAATGCAATTGTTTCATCCTGATAATGGTATAATGGGCGATACTTTGTACATGGATTTAGATGTAGTAATTACAGGTAATATAGATTGTTTCTTTGACCATGAACCAGAGGCTGACTTTGTTGGTATGAATGACTTTAATCCACAAACCAAAATATTCAACTCCAGCGTGTTTAGATTTAAACATGAACCAATGACTAAAAAGTTATGGAAACCATTTATTGAAGACAGACCAAGATGGCTTAGATTAGCAGGTGACCAGAATGTAATATCAGACATCATATTAAAACATGATGAAACCAGGTCGTTTCCAGACGCCTGGACACAATCGTACAAATGGTACGATAGAAGCGGAACGAGATACCACAAAGGCAAATGGACCTTTGAACATAATGGCGAATCGTTGGTAACCGTGTTCCACGGACAGCCAAATCCTCACGAATCTGACATGGAATGGGTCAAAAACGCTTGGAAATAGTGTTTTAGAACAAAACCAGAACAAAATAATTTATAAATCGTTGAAAAATAACGCTTTTTTATTGAAAAAAAGTGAAAAAAGTGCTTGACTCTGGCTCCAGGTATGATATTATATGTGTATATGATAAAGAATTACACAGAAAAAAAGCGTGAAATACTTAAAAAAAGATATGAAAAAAAGGTTGCCAAATGCAAAAAATACCTGTATAGTAACCTTATTGATTTACTAATGACTAATTTAAACACTAACAAAGGAGAAAAACACTATGTCTAAAGTTAAAAACTACTATTGGGACCAAGCTGAGAAAGCTGTTGACGCTATCTTACTTGAACTTAAAAACAATGCAATCAGCAAAGAAGCTGCTAAAACAAAGATTATGAATGTTGAAGCTGTTGACTTACTTGATATTGATGAATACAACATTGACGAAGTAATCGACATGGAATTGGAGATGGCTTAATGATAACTGCTACTGATTATAACCAAATAAGACAAGACGAAATTGATTTGATTAATCATATCAAAGAAATCAATGCTAAGTCTAAAAAGGAGATGAAAGATAATCCTAATATGTTCATTGGTATGTTGGTAGAAGATATCAAACATTGGTTAGAATATGATGTAAGTAACATTACACAGTTTGAAAGATACATGGACGAATGTACTTTGTACGAAACTGTATCACAGGCCACTTCTAAGTCATATGCAAGAACTGTATTGGCAGAATCAAAATCTTGGTCAGATGAGAAATTTAAAGAACAGATGGACTTCTATTCAAAATGGGCTGATGAAGAATTTGAAAGAGAACAACAATACGAACAAGAAGCTCTTAATAAATTCGAAGAAAGAGTTGCTTTAAACCTTGAAATAGGTGCTGTTGATAGAAAACAGGCAATCAAATGGATTTTACAGAGTGAAAATTTAGAGAATGAAAAAGACGCTGGTTATATTTGTTATAATCTAGGTCTTAACTATGATAAAGAATATTTATTTAAGGAGATACACTAATGATAATTAATATAGGCGATACAATAGAAGATATGAAAGGTAGACAAGGTGTCATTACAAACATTGGCATTGCTACCGAAGTAAATGATATAGCTGCTGAAAACAATACAAGTTTGAACGCAAAGACTTATGATACAAAACTAGGTTATACTGGTGCTGTTAGCTTTGGTTCTAACTGGTGTTATTTTAGTCAGATAGATAAAGTAATAGAAAAAAATAATAACGAAGAAGATACAGATTGGATGAATGATTAATTATGAAAGATGATGATAAAGATATATTTAATGTTGATGGTGACAAAATAGGTTACTGGAGAAAATTAGAAGACGGTAAAGATGACAAAAATCTTTATGAAGTTTATTTTGATGAAAGTAAAGAAGATAAAGGCGATTATCTACAATCACAAGAGTTTGTGTCAACGGAAGATGAAGCCGAAGAAACAGCATATGATTATGCAGAAAGTATATAATGAAATATAATGAAGATAAAATCCTAAAAGAATGCCTTGACTATATTAAATCAACATATGGTCAACATTATGCTCAAGTAAAAGAGGGTGTTCAGGTACAAGATTTGTTAAGGTCTTGTGGTATTGATAAAGATTTTTGCCAAGCAAATGCAATTAAATATCTTGCAAGGTTTGGTAAAAAGAATGGTAGAAATAGGGCTGACCTATTGAAAGCTATTCACTATATTGTTTTACTAATGGACTCAGAGGATAAAAAATGATTGATGAAATTATTACTATTGAGGCTTGTAATAAAGCACTAGACCAAATCGCAGATAAAGATTATGACGGTGCGATTGATACAATTTCAAAGCTTAGAGCAACAAATCAACAAAAGGTTGATGAATTTGATAAATGGGCTGAGGAAGAAAGTAAAAAACAAGAAAATATGGCTGTTCCAGACGACAATTG